ACTCAGCCATAAACTTGCCTGTAATGCTTTCGCAGATATTCCAAGAGGCTTCAGGACGGTCTGAAGAAGTTGGAATCCTTGGTGGTGGTGGAACCACTGACTACCTTGGTATTACTGATGCCGCCGCAGGGGTAAGTGATGTTCTGTTGGCAAGTCCTACAGCTATAGTTGCTAATGACCTGTTCACGGTGTTCTACACTTTAGAGTCTCAGCACAGAGCAGGGGCTACTTGGGTAATGCCTTCGTTGATATCGAAAGACATCAACGGTATCAATTCAACGTCCGCAGGGGTGCATTCGGTCAATGACCTGAACACACCACCGGCTGACTTCTTGCTTGGTAAGAGGGTAATCAACAGTGATATTGCAGGAACTGGTCTTGCTACTTCCATCACAGCAAATGCTGAGATAGGAGTATTCGGAGACTTCAAGCAATATTACATATTCGATAGGGTCGGTTTTTCAATCAGACGAAATGATTCGCTCTACATGGAGAACGACCAAGTTGGATTCTTTGCCACAACTCGTGGTGATGGACAGGTAGCATTAAGTGCCGCATTTAAGATTGTAAAAGCCGCCGCTAGTTAATAACTAGAGGCTAAGTCGGCAGGGGGGTGTAATGGGAATGACCATCCCCCTGTCGTTATTGAGGAGATGAAAATGGCAAAAGTAACATGTTTGAAGGATGTGACAATTGGAAGCATGAATATGGCTTTTGTAGAAGGCAAGGAATATGATATCCCTGCCAAGGATGCAAAAGCATATGCGGAATATTTCAAGACTCACGCAACAAAGAAAGCTACTGCCAAGAAAGCAGAAGCAGAAGAGAATAAAGAAGCAACAACTGAGGAAAATAAATAGTGGCTACTAGGCACACCTATGCGAATGTAGACGATTTTAGAGACTACTTGGCGGGTACTTCATATTCCTCCAACTGGTCTTCAGATAGTGCCATCATGTCCAGAATTGTTGAAGCGTCATCAGGACGGATTGACAACTATATGGGTATGCAGAGTTTTGGCCCTATAACACAAACCCGATATTACGATATTGGAAACGGAACTTTGCGTAGGTCAACACAAAACATCCGTGATAACACAGGGAACAATACCCTTGGGCCTTCCAGTGCAATGGTTAACGTAATTCCTCTAGATAGTTGGTTGGTATCAGTAACAGGGACTATTACCAGTTATAAATCAACAGATAGGGCATCAAGTGAATCTTTAGATGAAGGTTACAACAATGATTACTGGTTATTACCCTATAACACTAGCCCTAAGGTCGAAATAGAGTTAAATGAGGATTCTTCTAAAGGTTTCCATGGTGGGCAACAAACTCTGGCAGTTGCGGGAATCTGGGGATACAGCAATGACCTGTCTCCAGAGAAAACAACAACAGGAACTATAGCAACAGATTCAGAAACAGCATTCGGCGTGAATGATGCGTCAGGACTCAGCCCTGCACAGACTGTTTTAATCGGTAGTGAGCAGATGTATATAACTGGAATTTCTTCCAATACATTAACTGTGGAAAGAGGAGTAAATGGAACAACAGCATCTACTCATACTGCTAGTACATCTGTATATATATATGTCTATCCTACTTTGGTGGTTCAAGCATGTTTAGATTTATCCAAGATTTATTTCAGAGATAGAGACTTGGGGGTTACCCAGACAATTGGCACTCCAGAAATGGGAGTAACAAGAAGTGACAGAGAAGCAATCAATGTATTGAAGACTTTAGATACATACAGGGCCACAACCACAGAATCACAGGTGTTTTTCTAATGCCAAGTGGAGTAAAGGTTGAAACTCAGGGAAATTTCTTTGACCACCGCAATGAGCGGTTTGCCAAGGCATTGAATGATTCAATTCTGGATATTTCTGTACTGGGTGCATATCGAGTGGCAAGACAATTAAAAAGAGGACATGGATTTAGAACTGGATATCTTAAAGGCTCTATTAATGGAGGACTTGTTAAAAACTTCCATGGACAGATAGATGCGGGGGCATTAATGAAGGGAAGAAATGTTGTTTATGCCTCTTGGATTGAAGGTGTATCATCCAGAAATGCCACAAGTGTATTTAAGGGTTACAAGATGTTCTGGAAAGTCTTCCAGTGGTTGCGAAAACAACCGCAGGAAGTTAAGGACATCATGAAGTTCCATGTCAGTAAGGAATTAAATTGAGTAGGTCAGGAGTTATAGACAGAATAGATGCTTTGTTGGCATCTGTTTCAAGCCCAACCTTTGGGGAGGTTTTGAGAGGAGAGCCAATGATGCTTTCCCAAACTCCATCAGTTGCTTTCTGGTTGGCAAATCGTGAAGTTGAATTTCTGACATTGGGAGATGCCTCTTCCTTAACAGAGTTCACCATCAGGGCATATTGGAGACTTCAAGTCTCAAGAGATATTAGAGAAGATGTGGAGTTGGAAGTATGGAATGCTATTGTAAGTATAGATACTGCATTGCGTGGGGATTCAGACTTGGCGGGGAATGCAGATAACATAGTGATTGGAACAGCAAGCACAGGGTATACAGATATGGGGGGCGTGGCATATAGGACTTTAGAGATGTCATTGGCTGTGCAGATTATGGGTGAAGTAACAATAACGCCGTAGGAGAAAAGATATGGCAAAAGTAAGTGGATTAAATGTCAGATGTTTTGTAATGGGTCGAGATATTAGCGGTGATGCTAATGCTCTTGATGGAATGGGCTATACTCAGGAGACTCTTGATGTAACCCCATTAAATACCCTAGCAATGAAAAGAATCACAGGAAGGTCTGATGGAAGCCTATCAATTAATTGTTATTTTGATGCGGGAACTAATCTGTCTCACTCAACCTTTACATCAAACTCAGGAAAACTTCCAACAGCTAATCAAATCATTACAGCACCATTAGGTTCTGCTGTAGGTTCTGATTTCGCAGGGCTGATTGCCAAGGAATCTGATTATAATGTTAGTTCTGGAACTGGTTCGGCAATAACAGCCAACGCATCCTTTTCTGCTACAGCAGGGGTTGGTGGAGAGTTCGGGGAAATGCTTACGGCATTTGATGATACTCATTCATCTGCAACAGATGGAACAGCAATAGACAATACATCTTCAACGTCTGATGGCGGTGCGGGATATGCTCATTTTCTTTCCCTCAGTTCGGGAAGTGTAGTAATCAAGATTCAGGAGAGTGCTGACAATGTTACCTTCACCGATTTAATTACGTTTTCAACTGTTGGAACATCTGATGTTCCAACGGCAGAAAGGCTTGAAATGACTGGTTCTGTTGGGAGATATATTCGGGTTCAGTCATCAGGCACATTTACTAATGCGGTAATCGCAGTAGGATTCGTTAGGTATTAAAATTTTTTTCAGGAGGTCATTATGGCTAAGCAAAGTGGTTTGGGGGATTACATAGCAGTGGACGACTCAAGCGGTTCTCCTCAGGATTTGTCTACGGACATTACCAATTATGAAATTGGTGACGGGCAGAACCTTTTGGATGCCACTTCTATCAGCAAGTCTGCTATGGAAAGAATTATTGGATTGGGGGATTTAACGATTACCCTGAACGGTATCTTTGATGCCGCATCCAATATGGCACATGCTGTTTTCTCCAACAAGTCGGGCATCAGAACTGTAACGGTAGCGATTGGCGGCAACTCAGGCGGCAATCCAGAAATGACTGCTGAATGTCTTGTAAGTGAGTACAACATCTCAAGAGGGAATGATGGAGCATTAACTTGGTCTGTCTCCTTACCTTTGCAAGATGGCGCAGGGCCCACATGGGGTACTGTCTAAGATGGTGGTTAAGAATACAACTGGGGTGAAACCGTTTGTTCTGCAACGCAGAGAAGGTAACCTCACATTTCCTGAAGACCATGAGTTCCACGGTCTGGAAATCAGGGTAAAACTTGATGTAAATATATCCACGTTTTTAGAATTTCAGATAGTCTCAGAAACTAATACGGCAGAGGACATGCGAATGATGTTCCTGAAGTTTGGTGATGAGATTGTACAAGAGTGGAATTTACATGATGAGGACGGCAAACCTGTACCTTCTACTGGAAACGGCTTTTTAGAACTTCCTCCAAATATCTGCACAGCCATGATTCAGAGTTGGGCTGAGAATGCGGCAACAGCGGGGGAAGCCTAGAGGCTGAGATTCTCAAGTGGAAAGCCGTAGGAGGTGGGACTGACAGGGATGGAAATCCTATTGTCAAACCACCTCTTTTGGTTAATGCGGAAATGATTGACGGTATCTGCCAAAGATACAGTTGCCTTCCCTCTGCTCTTGCAGAGGAGGATGTCAGCCTGTTGCAAATGTTGAATATAGTGAATATCGGATTGGATAAGAATGGCGGGTAATGCAGTAAATATATTAGTTAACGCTGATGGAAGTCAGGCATCGGGCCAATTCCAAAAAGTAAGCAAAGCCGTTGCGGGTGTAAGTCTTGCTGTGGCAGGCGTTGGGCTTGCTCTTGTTAAAATCGGTGATGAATTCAAAACTGCTACCCGAAATATCCAAGCAGGGACTGGTGCAACTGGAGCAGAACTTGAAGCCCTGAAGGGAGAGTTCCGTGACTTAGCGGGAAGAGTCCCTCAGGACTTGGGTGCTGTCTCAACTGCTTTGGCTGACGTTAATACCAAGATGGGGTTAACTGGTGATGATTTAGAAAATACCACCAAGCAATTCCTAGATATGTCCCGAATCATGGGAACAGAAGTTGGCCCCATGATTAAGACGGTTTCGGATTCCATGGGAGTATTTGGTGTAGATGTTTCAGAGACTGGTCAGATTCTTGATTCCTTGGCAATGGCATCACAGCAAACTGGCGTTCCAATGGACGCACTTTCTAACAGCATGAGAGAGTTCGGCCCCGTAATGAAAAACCTTGGTTTGGGCTTTCACGAGGCAACTGCTTTGTTCTCACAATTGGAAGGTGCGGGTATTTCTATTACAAGAGTAATGCCCGGAATTAACGCCTCCATGAGGCGTTTGGCAGAGTCTGGAGTTACCGATTTAAGACAGGCTCTTTTTGATGGAATGACAGACATTAAAAACGCTACTTCTGAGACAGAAGCCCTTAATTTGGCAACTGATTTATTCGGTGCTGAAGGGGCGCAGAGGATGAAGGTTGCAATCCAAGAAGGCGCACTTGATATAGCAGATATGGCAAACCAACTTGAAGCGGCTACGGATGTTCTAAGCGGAATGAATGAAGGAACTATGACCGCAGGGGAACGTTTCGATATCATGAAGAACAAAGCCAAACTTGCCATAGAACCCTTGGCGGGACTGGCATCTGCGGCAGGGCCATTTGTTGTTATGTTGCCTGCCATGATTAGTGGAGTTGCGGCATTGGCAAGTTCTACTGCTGTAGCGTCTGCGGCAACAAAAGTGTGGTCAGGGATTCAATTAGCTTTTAATCTCATTATGTCCGCTAACCCTGTTGCATTAATTATTCTTGGAATTGTTGCGGCAATAGCGGCGGCAATTATTATATGGAAAAATTGGGATACCATCATGGCTTTTGTTATGGGAACCCTTGAAAAGATAGATAAATTCTTGAGGGATACTTTTGGGCCAACTTGGATATACCTGAAGGCTATTGTTAAAACCGCAATTGAAGCAATCAAGGAAATCTTCAGTGGATTATTTGACCTTTTCAGGGGTGACATAGACGGATTCAAAGAACATATGTCAAAGGCGATGGAACTTCTTGGTAAGGCATGGGATATGTTTGTCGAACATCTCTGGAAACCCTTTGCTGAATTTATGTCCAATCTGATGGGAGATAAGTGGGATAAATTCAAAGAGATAGTTAGTGCTGTTGTTGAAAAAGTTAAGGACATTTTTTGGGGGATGGTTGATTCTGTTAAGGGAATTTTCTCAACACTTGTTGAAGCTATTAAAGGATATTTCACTGGGCTTAAGGAAACATTGAGTGGAATATGGGATGTAATTGTTGGGATATTTACAGGAGATAAGGACAAGATACTTGAGGGATTCAAGGGAATCGTTAATGGCATAATTACTATGTTTAATGCCATGATTGGATTGGTTAACAGTTTTGAGTTTAAGGCTCCAGATTGGGTTCCCGGAATTGGCGGTAAGGGATGGGGGCCAAGTATTCCTGAGATACCAAGACTTGCACAAGGTGGAATTGTAAGGAGTCCGACACTTGCTATGATTGGGGAGTCAGGCCCAGAGGCTGTTGTACCATTAGGAAGTGGTGGTGCGGGTGCAAAGATAACCATTAATATAATGGGCAATACATATGGATTTGATGACTTTGAAAATAAGGTTGCAGAAGCTATTAAGGATGGAGTTCGCAGAGGTGGATTCCAGAGGATTATTAACTAATGGCAGATGAATTAAAACATAAAGATGTCGGGCCTACATTAACTGAAAATGAATGGAAAGATGTAGATACCCATATTTTAGATGGGCAAGCTACAGGGAGCATGATTTATGCTCTATCAGCCGCTCAATTATCAAGATTAGGGATTGGTTCAGCAGGGCAATTATTAGGCATCGCAGGCGGTATTCCTGTATGGGAAACTTATGCGGGAACTTCTAGCATAGTTACAGTTGGAACAGTTACAACAGGCGAATGGACTGCAACGGCTCTTGCTCCAACCTATGGCGGGACAGGACAAACCACGTGGACAACAGGACAAATCCTTTACGCAAACGGTGCGAATACTCTTGCCAAATTAACTGTTGGGTCAGCAAGTCAGCAATTAAGAGTTTCAGCAGGGGGAATCCCTGAATGGTTTACACCGACAGCAAGCGGAGCCACAGTCGGTTTGGCTGTAGCTATGGCAATAGTTTTTTAAGGAGAATTAAATGGGAAATCCAGTAGACATAGTGAACGTTGCTCACCTGTATGGACAGACGGACATAACGTCATCACTTGGTACAACTTCCACGGAACTCATGGCGGCTGTTCCTACAGATTACGTTCACAAAGTTAACACGATAATCGTTGCGAATATTGATGGGACGAATAACTGTGACGTGACTATGTGGATTGCGTATGACACGTTGGAAGTCTTAATAGCTAAGACAATCACAGTTCCTGCGGATTCATCTCTTAGCCTTATAGATACGCCAATATATATAAATTACAACGCTTCAGGTGTTGGGAATAGAATTATGGGACTTGCTCAAAATGCTAGTGATTTGGATGTAATTATCAGCTATGAGCGAATAACGGATGTTGCCTAATGGCTAGAATACCTAACAGTTCAGAAGCATCATCCATGTGGAAAATGAATGATGTTTATGTCGCAGAAAATGGTGGGGAATGGCCTCCAACTTATGTTCCTTATTCTAGTGCACAAAACTTCATTAGAAGAGGGTCTGGAACATGGGGAGCATTAACAGATGGGACAACTACAAACGCATGGCCTTGGACAAATCCCGGAACGGCTTATACATCAGGAACGACAGCCAATTATTATAATTCTGGATATAACTGTGACGCTATTTCTTTTTATGTGGAAAGTAATTATGCGACAACCTACAAGATAACCCATTTCGGATATGGTTTGTTACAAAATATATCGGTAGATTCAAATAATAATACTTATATTTTGAGGATTAATTCGGGACGCGGATTGAATGGGACGATTCTGTA